GGTATCCATCCAGTGGTAGCCCTCTGGTGCCTCAATCTTAATCGTTGCCATCGTCTCCCCCTTGCCCGTAAAGCCCTTCAAGGTCTTCTATGCCTTCGCCCTCCGGTGCCTCTTGCACTCGGGCAGTCTCGCGCTCAACCGGTGGCAAGCCTGCGAACTCTCGAGCATGGTCCTCAAGTGCATCATCTGGCGTGATGACACCAGCACCAACGAGAGACGCGATGCCGCTTGCGAACTCGCTGAGCTCTGGCAGCTCAACGTCTTCATATCTGAGAGTAGGCGCGAACTCGTATGGGATGCCGTTGAGCTCTAGGAGCTGCGGTATTGCGTGCGCGTTGAATTGAGATGCAATCGAGTCGAGGTAGGTTCCGAGTGACTGAGCAAAGAGCGAGGTCTTATTGCTTACCAGCGAGTAAGAGCCATGACCATCGAGCCCGGTGATTAGAAACTCAGCCATCACCGAGATTAGAATCCGCGACTCATAGCGCTTGATGATCTCATTGACATCGATTGGACGCCTACCACCTGCGCTCAAGAGCTTAAGCCTAAAGCCTGACGGCGTGCCATCGCTCAAGGTCTCAGAAGGAATCACAAGACCTTCGTACTCATCACGACCAACGCGTTGAATCATATCCTTCATCGATGCCAGTACGCTTTTCTCTGCTGCGCTTGCATTGCTCGAGAGCATCTGAAGCGGGACTTCCATGCAAGGCAAGCCCGCAAGGTCACGGCTGACGCCGATGGCTTCGTAGGTGGCTATCTTCTTCTTGTAGTAATACGAGATGTAGGCGTTACGAAGCACCGAGCGACCTTCGGGGTTGTTCTTGTGCGCTTCGGTTCTGAAGAGTAAGAATTTGTCTGCCGGGATGTAGCGCCGGTTGTAGTTTGGTGGCGCAACTTGAATCACACCACGCACCGCACCGTCATCTTGATCAAGATCCCACTTCTCGATTGACTCTTGCGAGCGGATTGGGAAACCCCTGAAGCCGATGCGGTTGTCATCGTACTTGGAGCGGTAGAGCTTGGACTCGTGCTTTGGTCCTTTGCGGAGCTTGTAGGTGATCTCATGCACCGAAAAGCCAAAGACCAAGAAGCTCAAGATCTCGCTGATTGTATCGGTCCAGGTTCGGTCGAGGTCTTCAAAGAGCGCACCCTCTACGAACTCAGCCACCGCACGAGCTTCGTCATTGTCAGCACCTGGCTCAACCGTCCAATCGACCTGTCGCACGAGCGTCTTGATGGCATACAAGAACGCGCCAACGATGGCATCGTTTTCGGCCATCTCGCGAAACATCCGCCGACCCTTGGGATTCTTGAGGTCGTTGAGAAACTCTTCAGTTATCTCACCGCCCATCGATTTGAGACCGGTCTGACCATAGAGCTCGAAAATGTCTATGGGGTTCTCGTGTTCGTTGTCACTCATATGATCTTTCCTTGTTGTTTGAGTCTGCGAATTGCCGTCCTACTTGGTGCCCTGACGCTACATCGACAGTTTGCGAGATGCTTGATTGGCGCATTAGGGTCGCCAGGTCTGAGCATCTTGGTTCCATCGGGTAGCGTGAAGTAGTCTCCAATTCGGACAATCTTACCATTCATCTCTTGATGACCACGGCCACCATCGGTGAGCGATGACGTCCATTGGATGTACTCTTCACCACTAGCCTCAAGAGCTGCGAACGCGCCAGCGTTTTGAGCCTGCGCCATCTCGGTCCGTGCGATGAGCGATGCACGCCCCCAAACGTTACGCACGATAGCAGGCCCACGCTCGAGCGGTTGCAGAGCGACCCTGGTGGGCTTCTGCCCTGGTGCCAAGACCTCAGCGTCATCGAGGTAGGTTGAGAACCTAATGCGCCGCGCAAGCTCGCTTGATGTGATGCCGGGCTCTTCAGTCATCCACCGACCGATTTGATTGGCCATGTTCTGTTGGAACTCTTCGCGCACTTGCTCAACCAAGCCAGTCGCCAGCACTGTCTTCTCTCGGAGGAACTCTTCTTGGAAGGTCGGCGGAATGATGAACTTTTGACCGGCACCCATTGAGCGGTTGCCAGCGTCTTGGACCTCGCGCAAGCCGCCAGTCTGAAGGATTGCGACGAGAGCGTTGATTGCTCGCTGCTCTGCGGTCTCGATGGTCTTCTTGACCACCGCACGCACAAGCCTGACCTCTTCATCGACGAGCTCTTTTAGGTAGCGGTCGAGTACTGCTTTAATCTGACCAGCCATCGCCTTGGAGCGTGCCTCAGCCTGCCTCGCTCCCGGTCCTGCTCGTGTGCCTCTAAAGCTCGGCTCTGGTGTTCTTACAGCCATACTTGTGCGCCTCTGCTTCCCTCGCTCGGGTTAATCGAAATGATTGGCATCGTGGACTCATCAAGCTCAGTCACCGCCCATACAAGAGCATCTAAGCGGTCGGGTGATTCGCGTGTCATCGCAGGAACATAATTACAGAGCTGGTCTTCAAGCCGCTCGAAAATCCCAACATGATGCACGCGGGCCTGCTCGTATCTGGCGCCGACGGGCTCGGCTCTGGCTTGCTTGCCTCGAGATGCGTGCACGCTCTTAATCGCAACCGTGGGGTTGATGCCTTCGATGATTGTGCGCCAGGTATCGCCGCCCTGGTTTGCTTCGACTACGATTCGGTCTGCTCTAAAATCGTTGTATGCCTCGATAGCTCTGCGACAGACCTTCTCGGGTGTGCCTTTGAAGCTCAAGTCAGCGAGCACGTAGAAATCACGGCCAGCCATACCGACGACCACAATGCCACTCTCATCGCTGCCCTCTTTGCTCGTCGTTGCGGGGTCGATGGCGACGACAATGCGCTGCATCGATGGCGCATCTTTGCAGCGGTTCTCTTCGATGTCTCGACGTGCGAAGAGCGCACCGGGCAGCTCGCTCAAGAGTTCACCCTCGAGCTCTTGTCTTCCGAGCGTGCTGCCTGCGTAGCGGTCATGAATTGCGGTGATGAACGACTCCGCCAGGTTGTGTATATTGTCGCTCGTGCGCCCTCGCGTCACGTGCGTATCATCGGCATCGGCCAGACGCTTGAGAGCGGTGAGCGGTCTTGGCGTGGTGGTAACGATGGTGCGGGGGTTGTCACCGAGCCTCATCCCAAATTGCAGTTGGTCCCACGAGTCCCACCGAGACCACGCTGCACTCTCATCGGCCCACGCGAGGTCATGTTGCGGTCCTCGGAGCTGGTCGGGCTTGTCGGCGCTGTAGGTCGAAGCAACCGCACCGTTGGGCCAAGTGAGTCGTCTTTTGCTGGGCTCGTACTCCGGCCTGAAGTCATCTGGTGAGCAAGCCAGGATTCCGCTCTGACCTTCAACCATAACATCGCGGCAATCAGCAGCGGTACGACCAACGAGGGCGACGCGCTTGGCTCTGCCTTGACGCACTTCGTCAATCACAAACTCAGAGCCGCATCGAGTCTTGCCGAAACCTCGGCCAGCCATCAACAACCAAGTGCGCCATGCGGTATTAGGCGCGAGCTGCTCCGGTCTGGCGGTAAAGCGCCAGTCGCTCATCAAGAGCGTGATCTCGTCATCGCTGAGCTCACCGAGGATCTTAGTCCTCTTCGCTTCGCTCTGCGATGCGAGCCAGTCTATCCAAGAGCTGGTCACGGGCATCATTGGTCTCTTGTTTGATTGGGCCACCATCAGCACCAGTCAGTTCTTGTCGTGTGGTTTCTTTCCAACCTGCCTGAGTTTTCAGGTAAAAGATAGCGGCTGTCGTGTTGCCTGAGTTGGCTTGCACGATGAGATTCTTGGCCACCGTGCCAATCGCTTTGGCTTTTCCCTTTTGGTAATGTTCAGAAACCTCTGGTTGGCGCTTCATGACCTCGTAGAAGGTCGTTCTACAGATACCGAAGTAGTCAGCCATCTGCTCAATAGAAAGCACCGCTGCGAGCGTCTGGACCTCTCTCACCTGCTCTTCTGATAATACCGTCAACGGTCTGCCGTCTTTCTTGTGCTCGCTCTTAGGCTTGGCTCTGGATTTTCGTTTAGTTGTCATATCGAACCTCCAACCATTGTTCGCATACAGCACGAGCAACTGCCTCAGTCATCTTGGGCGGGACACTCATGCCAACCATGTATTTCCCTATTTTGTCGCTCTTGGCTTTATAATCATCAGGGAAAGACCCAAGTCGCTTCCATTCTCTAAAGGTTAATTGCCTTGGGCTTGACCAATGATTGATGACCCAATCCATTGCTGGCAATGTAAACGATGGTTTTGATTGACTGAGCTTTTTGTTATTCCATAATTTTTCTTTAAGTCCCTCTGCGACCACTGCATCACTATAAGCTGAACCTGGCTTTGTCTTTGGCCACCAGATTAAATCTGTCTGAGTTTTATGTGATGTCTGTTCGATCTCATCTTTGGTTAACTCTTGAAGGTCTTGGCAAGCCTCACCGCAAGCAATCAATCGATGCTTTGGATTAAGCAAAAGCTTGGGCTTCTTGATGTCATTACGAATCGCGCAAAAAAAGACCCGCTCTCTTTTTTGAGGTACTCCGCAATCAATCGCGTTAAGCAAAAACAATTGAGGCTTATAACCTATCTCTTTAAACCTGCTCATGACTGCTTTTGTATATCCCTTGGCATTGCCAACGAGCATACCTTTAACGTTTTCAGCGATTGCCACTTTAGGCTTTAATCGATCCACCA